CGCCGCCGTCTGGAGCGCCGGGGCCAGGGCTGCGCCGATCTGGACGGCCGCCATCTTGGCGCCGCTGGTCAGGCGGGTCCAGGCGTCGGTTAATTCCGCCGCCGCCGTGGCGTCTTCGGTCGACATCACTAGCCCGAGCTTCTTCGCCTCTTCCATGACGCCTAGCAACCCGGCCTTACCGTCCTTGAGCATCGGAAGAAGTTGCGTGCCCGCCCGGCCGAACAAGATCGTCGCAATCGCCGCCTTCGTCGTGTTGTTCTCCAGCTTCGACAGCGCGGTGGCACTCTCCATGAAGAGTTGCTCAGTCCCCTTCAGTTTGCCGTCCGTTCCTCGCACGGAGACGCCCAGCGTCGCAAAGGCGTCTGCCGTAGACTTGGTGCCCTGCGAGGCATCGTAGGCCGACCGCTGCATTCGCCGGATGCCGACCTCCATCGCCTCAAGATTTGACCCGCCCAGGTCGGCCGCATGGCCGAGCGCTGAAAGAAACTCGACCGAGACGCCAACGCGCCCGCTCATCTTATCGAGTGCATCGCCCGCCGACATGAAGGTTTTGGCCGCGGCCAGCATTGGCCCAACGATCGCCGCGCCGCCGGCCATCAGCTTGACGCCCATGCCGGTAACGGTACTGCCCCACGCCTTCAGCTTGCCGCTTGCGGCCCTCAGACCGCGCACGAGCTTGGAGTCATCGGTAAATAGCTCGACGAACGCCCGGCCGGCTCGAATTGCTCCTGCATTGGCTGCCATGCTATTTCCTCGCCCATTCGCGGCTTCCGCAAAGTGCCGCCGTCAGGATCGCCACGCCGTTCGGGTCCGGCTTGACCGGCCTCGGCTTCTTGTGCCGCATGAACGGGTGTAGCTTCATGGGGTCGATTCGCTTCTTGCTCCACGGTGCCTGAAGGTCGGCACGCAAGACGGCCGTGTGGTTCCACCGCTCGCGCTGCGCGCCCTCGGCCATCCAAACCAGCTCGCGGAGCGTTAGGCCGGCGGGGTCGATTCCGACGATTCCGGCGAGCCGGTAGCAATCTGCGAGGGTCCACGCGCGAGCGCGTCGAGCTTTGCCGCCGCCTGCTTGCGTTTCCTTTCCGCTACCGCTACCGCCGCCTCCGTCGCCCGGTCCACCATCGCCGCGTTCTTTGTGTCCTCGGCCGTTACCAGCTTCAGGTTCGCCCCGATCGCCTTGGCCTCCGTCTCGCGACGGAGGCCGCGGAAAAAAGCCTGCCACTCGCCCATGAACGCTTCATACGCCCCGTAGGCCGCCTCGCCGCCCAGCGCCTCGCCGAAGTCTTCGTCCGTGACGCCCAGGTGATCCGCCTGGGGCTTCACCAGGGCGAAGATGACGTCGATCAGCAGGGCCGGGTCGAGTTGCAAGCGGGTGACAAGCGGACGGCCCTTGCGTGCCACGCCGCGGACCTTGCGAGGCTTTGCGCCGAGCGGATCGAGTAGGTTGACGCCGAGCAGGTTCTTGACCCGCTTGACGGAACCGATCGTCATGGCGAGCTGCCAGGTTCGGCCGGACGTATCAATAAACTGGCGCATGACTGACCTCAGGTGGAATCGTAAAGCACGCCGATTTGCAGCGTGCCGGCGGCCGTTGCGTCTCCGTTGCTCGCCAGGACGTCGTTGACCCGATCGCCGGTAAGTGGATTGGCGACTCCCTGGTCGCTCGCCCAGCTCCACCCCTCGCGCTCCAGGAGCATGACGGCCGCCAAGACGGTCGGGGTGTCGTTACGAAACGCGATATGCGAGAGCTTGTCGCAACCGGCAGCGAGCATTTCGGCAAGATCGCCGTCGAAGTCCACGTCGATTACGACGACCTCGCTGGCCGTAATGACGTCGTCTTCGGCGGGCAGCACGTCGCCAGAGGCGCCAGTAAACGGCACGTCGTTTCCGTATACGGTGCCGACCGTGGCCCCGTAGGCGCAATGATAGACGCCATCGGCATCGAGCCAGAAGATGTTGATCACGTCGCTATCGGTGATACCGTGATCAGCTTCCAGGGTGAGCGTGCCCGCCGTGTCGCTGGTTCGCGTCGAGAGCGTACCGGTCTTCGCGGCTGGCAGTGCAATCGACTGTCCGATTTGCCCCTCCGCCTCGCGGTTGACAGTGCTCTGGATCGAAAGGCCGCCCACGCTGGCGGTCTGCTGAATTGTGCCGTAGTTCATGGCTTGGTTCCTTCGGTTGTGGTTTCGCGGTCGCGAACGTCAGGCCGGCGTCAGACGTCGACCGGCCAGCGGGTGATGTACGTCGGCTTGATCGTGACGGCGTAGGTCTGCTCGGTTTCGTCCGGCTCGCTCCGCTCCATCTTCATGACATACCAGTCTGCGTCGACCCCCTTACCGGACGTTTTATCGAGTACCTTGAAGGCAAGGGCCGTCTTCGACGCATAAGCGGCGCGGAGCGCAGTCAGGTCCGCGTCCGCATCGTCGTTCAGCATGGTGAAGTTCACCTCGATCGTTCGTCGAGTAGGCTTCACGACGTGAAACGCTGACGCTCGCCGGCTGATATTTGCCTCGCCCATCGTGTCGGGCATGGTGACGTCGCGGACGTTGGTCATTTCGATTGACGGCGTAGCGCCGGCCACGCCCCGATACAGTTTGGCGTCAAGTCCGATTAGGGCTCCCATGGGAAAGCCTCCTTATGGTTTGATCGAGTCGCGCCACATACCCGCAAGCTTCGGCTTCTCAGCCTCAAAGGCCGGGTTCATGTAGGGCCGCGAAGTGATGAACATGCTTTGCCGTTTGCCTCGGCGGATCGCTTGGGACTGCCCGCCGTATTCCAGGGCCTCGGGCGCGTTGCCGACTTTGCCGCCAAGGCGCGCGGGGCCGATAATCACGCTCCGCTTCGTGCGGTCGTAGACGAAGAAGATAAATTGCTTCAGCAGGCCGACGTGCGAACTGGGGGGCTCGCCGTCGGAACTCACCCGTCGCCGCTTGCGAATACTCTCCCGGGCCGTCTTGCGGACGTAGGCCCCGAATCGGGACAGCACGCGGACCGTAGCGCGATCGGCCGACCGTTCGACTTTCTTCCGGTCGAAGAACATCGTCTTGGCTTGGTCGATCTTGAAGCCGATCATTCGATCACCTGAAACGTGAACCGCAGTACGCCCGTGTAAATCCGCTGGCTCTCCAAATGCTCCGGGGCATAGCCCGCCTCGGCCCCGCCTACCGTCTCCGTCTTGAGCCAGGTCGCAACCGTCAGGGTCGAGAGCCGCGGCCCGTTGACCAGTCCGCGAATATCGACCATCAGCAGGTCATGCAACGCGTCGATGGCCGTGTTGTCGTCGGGGTCGACCTCCTGCTGCACTCCGACGTCGATGCCGTAATTGCACCGCTTGCGAGCCCGGTCCGCCTGTTCCTCGCTGAACGTCGACGGGATCACCTGCACCTGAATCGCCGCCAGGTCTTCGCGCTTGTTGCCCGGCAGCGCCTTCCGGACGGCCGTAAAGCTGCCCAGCGCGGCCGCGTTGATCGCGGCCACGACGGCATCGGCGATTTGACAGTGGCGGTTCATTCGATCTTCACCAGCTTGGTATGGAGCCGCATCATGCGCCAGTTGGCATCGCCATAACGGAACGGCAACTCCCGGCCCTCGGGCGACATCAGCTCGAACGTGTAGACCTTGCCGTCGACCAGTTCCTCGATCCGGTCGCCGGCCTGGGGCAAGGCATGAAGCCCGCCAAGCACCAGGTCAGCCGCTCGAATCAAGAAATCCCGCTCGGTGTACCCGACCCGCGGCCCGACGTCCTCCGCGGCTTCATGCTCCGTCCGTCCGAAGGTTGCCGATAGCGTCAGACGCTCGTCGCCTCGCACATAGGTGACCATGTGCGAGGCGTGCGCGTTGAGCTTCCCGGCCAGCCAGTCGACACCGCGTTGAAGCATGTCAGCCATCGGATCAATCTCCGGGCACCTGGCCCGTCAGGGGTTAGCTGGGCAGCAGAGGCACGGTGAACCATGCCGTACCGTCCAGGCACGCAAACAGGGCAGCCGTCTTGGCCGCCATCGAGATCGCGGTATTGGCCGCAATCGCGTTGATCGTGTCGTCGGTGTTCGGGTACACCTTCAGCACGGCGTCCGCCGTATCGTCGTTCTTGACGATGCAGAGCAGGCCGGCAGCCGCCGCCGGGAGCTTGACGCCCTTCGTAGCGTTCGCCCCGGTGACCCAGGTAATGCCGGCGGCAATCGCCGCGGCATCCCCTTGCGCGGAGCCGGCAGCCGCAACGGTCGCAGCCGGAACAACAGGCATCTTGCCCATCGCAATGAACGTCGCGTTGACCCCGCCGATCGTGACGCCCGCCCCGGTCCCGCCGTTAGCCGCCCCGGCGTCGATCGAGACGGCCCCAGCCGTTCCGCCAGCGCCTGCCGAGGCTCCGCCGGCAATCGAGACTGCGCCGCCGGCGCCAGTCGTTCCGCCGGCACCGCCCACCACGCTTGACGCGCCGCCGTTGCCGGTCCCATCGCCGGCCCCACCGGTCAGGCTGACTGCCCCGCCGGCCTTATTGGTATCGCCAGCCCCGCCAGCGATCGGCACGGTTCCGCCAGCGCCGGAACTTCCGGCAATGCCGGTAATCGACAGTGCAGCGTCCGAGCCGGTGATATCGTCGGCCGTCATGCTCCCGGCCACGGTCGCAATGTTGACCGACGTGCCCTCAAGCAGCACGCGGACATGAGTATCCGTCGCGGCCGTTGTGTTGGTGCCGTTGGACTGTACGCCCGCGGCCACGCCCATCAGCTTATTGCTGCCCGCAACAGCCGTCGCTGCCCCGGTACCGGCCGTTCCACCTACCGGGTTGCCACTGGCGTCCCAGTAGACCAGCGTGCCGGCCGCGATCGTCTCGGCCTTCTGCGGCACGTCCCAGACGCCCTTCGCCGCCGCGGTGCCCAGCGGGTTCTCGCTGTAGTCGATCGCCTTATCGACGATCAGGGGTCGACTGCCGATCAGAACCACGTCGCCCGCCGCCTTGTCGCTGGACGCGAGATAATCGAGCGAGTCACCCCGACTCACCAGTCTGCATGGCTCTTGTGCCATCGTATTGACTCCTGTACTTGAGGATGCTTGCTATCGTTTCGGGCCGGTAGCCCGTCGCGTGAAACGCCGCTGGTTACGCTCCGGCCGACAGGACCGAAGCGCGGTATTCCGTCATGGAAACGCCGAAGTCGTGGTAACCGCGAAGCTGGATGCCGAGCTGGTCGAAATCGACGTCGCTCGATTCGATCGTGGGCGTCTGGACTCCGTTCAGGAAGCACATCGCGGCACTTGCCAACACCGCCGGGTCGCACGCGAGCCACCAGTGCGTTGCCGAGTAGCCCGTGTAGGCGCTGTTGCACAGTTCGGGCACCACAACCGGCCGGAACCGATTCTGGTAGATGTTGGCGGTCATCGTCTTGGTGCTCGCCGTCGTGTCCCGCATTTCCTGCGAGACGTAAATCTTCCGGCCGGTCGCTTCCAGGCTGGAAGGCACGAGTAGCCGGTCAGGCTCCAAGCCCAGCAGGTTGCCGTCCGGCCCCTTCGCATCGCGGAAAAGCTTGACCGCCGCATTGAGCGCGGTCTCGCCCAGCGCGGTGCCTGCACCCGTCTGGTAGTTGCCCCGGGCAAGCGTCCAGAACGCCGCGCCACTGACGGCCGCGAGCCAGACCGTCCAGAAACGCTTGTTCATCGCGAGCACGGCGCCCATGCCAAGGCGGTTGCGAAGATCATCGAACGCGCCCAAGTCGTCGTTGATGATGTCCGGCCTTGTCAACGCGAGCATCTTCGCGTAGGTCTTGGCTTGGAGCGTGTAGCTCTCCTGCCCCATCGTGCCGTGCTTGATCGTACCGGCGGGAGGCAATTCCTCGTATTCCAGCGAGGTCGTGAGTCGGAACGCCGTCACCTGCTTGAAGTCGGTAACGCTGCGTACGCGGGCCACTTCCCGCCACGTCTGCGGAATGGAGTTGAAGCCTTCGAGCAGGAACTTACCGCCGGCAGCCGTCAACATGGTCGTGATGGCGTGCGTGGAGAACGCAAGTTGCATCACCTCGCGCAGGTTACCGTCGCTCAGCGCCATGCGGCCGGAATAGCCGTTCTGCGCGGCGAACATCAGGAGCATTTCCTGAAGCCCCAAGCCGCGGAACCGGTCGGACGCCTCCAGGATTTCCGGCTTGTATGCCTTCTCATAATCGCGGAGTCCCGCCGTCCGGCAAAACGCACACTCAATCACCTGGGGCGACGTGTCGCGGCTGCTCGCATGAATGGCCGGGGCCTTGGGCAGTTCGGCTTGAATCAACTCCACCTTGTACGCAGACGCTGCCTTGATCGCTTCGACCTCGACCCGCGTAGCCGGCCACTCTTCATTGAGTGCCTTGGCCTTCAGCTCGGCCGCGGCCTGGCCCGCCTTGTTCGACAACTCGCCCAGCTTGCCAGCGTCGATCTTGCCGGTATAGGCGGCCGTCTCGGCCTGGATGGCGGCCATGTGCTTCTCGCAGGCCAACACGACAGCAGACAGGTCGAACGTCGGGGCAGGGGCCTCGATCGGTTTGGGCTTCTGGCCGTTGCCGGTGGCGTTGATCGTCTTGTCGTCTTCCGCCGCCTTTGCCGCCGCCTTGACCTCGGCATCGTACTTGGCCTTCAG